ACCATGCAGTACGAGAAAGAGCACCTATCGCCCACGTTCCTTCGACATAATTAAAAACGACATACCTATCTATCGTTACGCTATCTGCGGTGCAATAAAACCAGCCAACTTCGTCAAACTGTTTATTTAAAAAACCAAACACTTGGAATGCTTGTTTTTCGTTAAAATTATCGAATACAAAACTGTGTACTGTACACGGCAAGGGAACTACTGAACCGTTGTAGGTATAAAACCCTTTTTTATCCATCCAGTAGACACCTGTCGGCGAGTTAATTGCAGCATTAGGGCCAATCAAACTAACGCCTTCATTTATTAACTGAAGTCCGAATGTATTAGGAGGGCCAACGAACTGTAAGCTATATAATGCTACATCAGTCCATATCAGCGTTTCTTGTCTCGCTCGAAGACCGCCAATAATTTCAGACCCAGCAGAACAGCGTAAAGAACCTGCTGTATTAGTAGCTCTTGGTTCAAAATCGAAAGGGTTTTCTTGATCAGAAAAAGCGATTAATAACGGATCTATTTCTTCAGAACGACTACCGCCTTCGATCGGGTCTGCACCTAAAACGATAACATGACGATCTATATCAGAAACTAAAACTTGTAACCCAACAGTCGGTACAAAATTAGCGTTTTGAATATCTTTTAACGCTTTAGCTCTTTGACTTGCCGTAGAAAAATCCCAATAAAAAACACCTCCAGCCCGTACATTAGCGATCAAATCCTCGCCGAAATTATCTATTGACCATAATCTCAACTGATTATTAGCAGCTAATGAGCTAGTAGAACCCCAAGTACCTGATCCCCACGCGCCAGCACTCCAACCTGTGCCGTCGATAAATACATCTAAGCCAACGCTAATTTGGTATTCACCAACAGTAGAGCTACCTCCGTTACCTGTATCAGAAGAATTAGCTGTAACAGTATTACCATCTGTATCCTTAGCGGTAATCGTAAATGCGTTAGCAGAAGTAACGGCGGTAACTTGATATTCTTGATTTAAAACGGCTGCTGTAACATTACCACCTAACGATGCTGCGCCTGAAAATGTAACGAAATCATTTAAGTCTGCACCGTGAGCAGTATCGTTAACAGTAATGGTTGAAGAGCCATTCGTTGCAGAAAAAGTAACGTCTCCAGCACTTGTTGTGGATCGGATAGGAGTAATGTCGTTATAATTATCTCCTTCTTGCCAATAAAGTTTAAAAGTCGTACCTACTGAAAAAATACGAGTGCCGTTTAAAGTAACGTATGCGTGGAGTTTTCTACCTTTCCCTTTTATAGATGAAGTTAGATATTTTACCCAGCCACCTATTTTTTCTGGCAAGCCTTTACGAAACCGAACTAAATTACCGTCAAACCACCCGCCTTCGGCAGTATAATCAGTACCTTCTTTATTGATGCCAGGATTAAAAATAAATTTCTGTAATGGCATCAGATATACTCACCACTGCGAATCATTTCAGTAACACGAATCGCTCTTGTACCTACTTGGTGCGCCCATTTACTATCCATAAATTCGTCTGCAGCTACATCAAACTGTTCCCTAGACATAGCCTCTAATGCTTTGACGAAACCTCGTAACCGTGTCAACCCAAGATTGAAACAAATATCAATCATCGCGTCTTGTCTAGCTTCGCTCAGGGCACCGAACCAAAAGTAAGTATCTTTCAGTTCTTCTTTCACTCGTTGTATATCGTTTTGTAAAAGATAATCTATTTCGTCATCGGATAGCCCTAACCCTGACTCAGAAATATTCCTACCAACACCAATCGTTTCGTAACCAGCTGAGCACAAATAGACTTTAGATTTTACGCCTTCATGACGTTTAATCATCTCGACTAGCTTACTCATTACTTTTCTCTAGCTACCTGATTTACTTTTTCGTATGAGCGCATAGCACCCAAACCAAGCATTCCCATCATAACTGGGACGAGTAAAGTTGTATCTACTTCTGGGACTGTCATCCAGATACCTAAAACATTTGCAATAATTGTGTTGTAGAGTAAACCTATCGCACAAATCCAGCCGATGGCTGGTCGCCACCCAGCGACAAATAAAGATTTATGTGCCGCTTCCATTTTATTAATTTCTAATTGTCCTTTGAGCGCCTCTTGAGCATGGCGCTCCGACATCGTAGCGATTTCGTGAGCTAAGGCGTTTTTCTGATCTTTATCTTCGATAAATTTATCTAGTAATCCTGTTACTGGCCCGATTAGTTGCCCGACTAAACTCATCTACCGTTCCCTCTGTTTGACCATGCTTGCGCTCCGAAAAACGCTGCCAATATACCTGCGACCGACACAAAGTAGACTGAAGCCATATCTCCTAGAATACTTGCCGCCTGTACTAAACCAGCCCAGCTGCTTACGACTACTAACGACGGATACAAGAGCATTCCCCATAGAGCAAACCAACTCATACTGCGCTGAGCTTGCGCTCTTTCATTACTAATTTTTAGTTCTTGCAGTTCTTTGCTAGTTTCTAGCTCTTCATCAGTAACTACACCATCGCCATCTGCATCGTATTCAGCGTAATCACTACCGTCTTCTAATTTCTTTGCCGCCATATTTATCCGAAGGCTTTAATCACTAATACAAATACTAAAATTGCTAATCCACCACCAATAATCAGAGTTGTGCCACCGACAAGAAGTTGTTGAATTAATCTCTCTCTATCGCGTCTTCTTTTCGCCATCAGTTTTACGTGCGCCCTCCTATCTTGCTCCTGCTGTCGGATAGCAGCGTCATAATCTTCTAACAACTTGGGATCTGCGACGAGGAGCAAATCTCTCAAATCTTTTTGGTATCTTTCTTGATTCCTACGAAGCATCTGTAGCTTGAGGATATCATTTTTAGATAATGCTTTGAACGTAGAACTTTTACGTTCTACTTCAAAATTATTTAAGGCTTCTCCAAAATCGGAGACCAAAGCCATCGCTTGTTGCACATTGGCCTTGCCCTCATTCACCTGCTGAATAACGGAATTGATCTGCTGGAGAAGCATGCCAGCGGCTGCAACAGATTCAATAATCATGGTTTATACGCTTATATTTACACGTTGTGTCGATGCTAACGGTTGCGCCTCGACCTTAGTGCCCTCCTTCGTATAAAGTACGGGCATAACGGTTTCGACCATCTCCCTAATAGTCTCACCTTCAGCACCTGTACGCAGGCGCTCTTGTTTTTGAACTGCAACCTGCTTCCAACTAATCTGAGCAGATTCGGATACCGAACCTACGTCCATAGTTGTTACTGCAGTTGCCCAGAAACAACAGGCTCTTCATCAAGTGTAGCCACGTTGTCTTGGGCAGGTGCTTGCTCTTTAAGTTCAGCCATGAAACGATCTCGCATCGCACCTATCTGGCTCATCGTTTCGCCAGCAACCATACCGTTTTTAGCGGCTGCGTCGATAAGGTTCAATACGTTTGCTAGATCGTGAAGTTGTATGTGTTTTGTTTCCATCACCACGGTACTCCTACTGCCTGTGCTGGCGTTGCTTTTTTGTTAATTTGTTTTTGTAGGGAAGCTTCTAATTGTGATGAAGAAGCATTTTCGTCGTCAGCATCTAATGCAGCTTTGACCCATGTAATCGTATTGTCTTTAGTTACACTATCGTATGCAATGAAATCTGACGAACTAGGATCACCAGACACACCTTGAGAACCATAGCATTCTGCGGTGTATTCGGTTCCATCAATCGTTTCAACAGCTCTGAGTCGCCAATGAATCTTGTCGATAAGGCCACTAGAGACTTGCCTGTCAAGACTATGAATATCCCAAGTAAAAGTCGCTGCCATGAGTTATTCTCCTAAACTGTTGAAATGATAAAGGCGAGTAGTTCATCGTAGCGCACACCCAAACGTGTCTGCTCAGTTGCTCCTTCGGGCGCTTCTTCTTGTGTGTCGTAGGTTTCACCTTCGGAATCCACCCAAAAGGTGTCACTGCACCACATCCCATAACGCGCTGCGTCTAAACCTTCAGCGGTGAACGCCTCTTGTAAGTCTTGAGCGATTATACCAACGTGAATACGAGCATTATCGCCTTTTGCTTCGACGGCAGATTTCCAGCGATACTTTCTAAGTAGCCCTTTCGCCGCTACAGCAACACGTTTCTCAGCATCAGAAAGCTCTTCAATATCTTGCTTTTCATTGCGGTCAGAAGTGTTGATCGTGCTTGATTTAGCAAAAATCGTGTCGAAACGATTAGAAGATGAGCCGAGATTTATAGCATCATCCCTAGAAGCTCCTGCGGTTGTACATGGGACGAGTTGTCGGTCTCCAAACTTCAGACCAGAATCGTTGCCAGTGGGCGAAGAAAGGAACATTGCGGTGTTATTTACACCTATTGATCCACAGGTCGTTGCGCCTTTGCTGATCCGTATAACTTCGCCGTTGTTTGTGAGCCTGCGAAAAAGCCCACTGGTGCCACCATCAGCAGTAGCAAAAATATTTCCGGATTTTTGGAAAATAACCCCTTCGTCGGCAGCACTCCCAGACGTTTGCCCAATAAGAATCTGTGTCGTAGTAACTCGTGCTGTCTCAGTACCAGCCGACTGAAGGGAGATAATACCTTTGTCACCTTCAGAGTCTTGAGCATCTATGACCCCGATGCCATCATTCTGGCCGCTTCGGCTTTCTGTGCTGATTTTCAAGCCACGACCGGCAACACTGCTGAACGTGGCATGATCACCGTGCAAGCCGCCGTTTACATCTAGCCTCGTTGCTGGGCTGCTAGTTCCAATTCCTAAAAAGCCGGTATCGTCTATACGCATAGCTTCGGTTACAGAGTCTGAACCATCAGCAGTTACTCTAAAAACAAGAGCGCCAGGAGTGTCATTAGACGCTGCGCCTGCGGCGGCTTCGCCTATAATATCAGCAGCTTTACTTTGAGCATCAGTACCATCAGCAGCGCAAAATGTAATAACGCCTATATTGTCACCGTTATTGATAGCAGTGAAAGTGCCAACAGTTCCACTACGACTTTTAGCAAAACGTATAGAAGAAGATCCAGAGCCATCACTGAATCTAGCCATAGAAAATTGTGTGCTTGCGTTTGCAGTTCCAGTGTATTGTAAATCTGCGTTAACAGCACCTACTGCAACATTTGTAGCTGTATTGATAAGCATTCGATCAGTAGAGCCACTAATAAACAACATATTTTCATTGTTATTCGTCTCTACACGAAAATGTAGATTCGATGAACTTTCATTAATAACCGTTTCGGTAGAACTACAATTAATTCTGTCTTGGCTATTGGTAGCATCAATAATTCTAAAAGTGCCGTTACCATTTTTTATTTGGTAGTCTGGATTGTTGTCGCTATCTGTAAGAAAAATACTTGGGCCGGAACTTATAGCAGTAATATCCCCCGCTACTTCTAATTCGGTTGATGGAGACGAAGTACCTATACCTACTCGGTTGGTACTACCTTCCGCGAACACCATGTTTGCATTGCCGTCAGTCTCAACACGAAAGTCAAGGTCTTTACTCCCTTGGTTAAAGACAATTTCGGTAGCGTTCATTTCAATACGAGAAGTAACTGATCCATTCTTAGCTGCTGCTAGTTGAAAAAGACCGTCCTCCGAACCATCACTAGCGTCTATTATTTCTGCTCGAATTCTTGCGTAAGTAATACTTTCACTGGCATCATTTTCTCCTTTAAAAACTACGCTACCAAGTAGGTCACTGGCTGCTGGCGAACTAGATTCACGATCAAAAACAATTAAAGGCCCGGCGCTCGCATCCGCATCAGTAGAACGGACAGTAAACGCCGCATCATTGCCAGTCACCTCACTAGTCAAGCCGTTAACATGCAGATCAGTAAACGCATCAACCATTTTACCGCCAGAACCTGCACCGTCCGAATAAATAGCTTTTACGTCACCATTACGAATCGTGACCGTGGCACCACTGCCTTGCTTAATGATGATGTTATACGGGCCAGATGAACCTGAATCTGTCGTTGCGTTTTCTATAAACCACAGTTTTGAAACTGTATTCGGCCCTATAGTGACGGTGCAGTCGCTATCAAGAGCGCCAGTGTATTTGAGGAAGATACTGCGGCCAGGATCAGTAGCACCATCAGCGATGGTGGTAGTATGAGTATCAGCATTAGTAGAAATAGCTTCCGTCCCAAACGAAAAAGCCTCTCCTATCAACTCTAAGTTGGTGTTCGTACTCGTTCCCCACGTTCCTGACTCATCACCTGTAGCGATCTCTTTTAAACGTAGATCATTAACATATGTTGCCATTTAAGCTACCTCTTCCCAATCTGGGGTTTGACTGTCTGACACAGTCGACCAAGTAATACTTTGACTATCCGATACAGCTGCCCAACTAGGCGTTTGACTATCGTCCACCAGTCCCCACACGTTGACAGGAGTGATAGCCCCAGTTGCGCTAACACCTGTCGGTATGATGACAGCCGTTCCTGTAACTGAAACGTCTCCGACACTTCCGCTACCTTGTACTCCAGTGACAGAAGTAGTCGCTGCTGCAACGACCGTAACTGAGCCAACCGCTCCAGTCCCAGCAATCCCAGTAACAGAAGTACTCGCATCGCCGGTAACAGTAACCGTTCCGATAGATCCAGTGCCTGCCACCCCTGTAGGAGTCGCGGTAACACCTGTCCCTTGGACGACCGTAACCGACCCGATTGACCCTGTGCTAGAAACGCCTGTGACAGTGGCAACTGCACTGGCTGCGACTGTGACCGTCCCAACCGCACCCGTACCAGAAACACCTGTAACTGGGACAGGACTAGGTTGACCCCAGCCGCCATCGCCCCACGCACCTCTGCCCCAGCCGGTAAGGTTAGACATTTAGGCGATACGAATAATCGCATTACTAGCGTCGGCAGTAGGAAACTGTATTGTAAAATCTCCTGACGTAGACGTTTTATCTGCGCCAAATGCCAGCGCACAAACTGCGGGATCACCAGAGGCGCTATCATTAAATATCAACGCGCCGTTAGCAGTGATACTGCTAGAACTAAACGTCAGGTCAGAAAAATCTGTAATCGCTGTAGTCCCATCGTTACTAGGATCAACGCGAGTTAGCGATGCTCCTTTAGCTGTATACCCTGTACCAGATACTTCATTAGACGTTGTATATGCAGTGGTGCTTGCCCCTAAAGAAGCAGAACTTGTATACAACGCAAGATTGAAGGTGCTGCCACCAGAGTTTTTGAAATTATGTACAGCTTCTAAAAGTTCTTTTTTAAAAGTGGTACACATAGCTGTCGTAATAGCCATTATAATCTCCTCAGTATATTGGCCATCTCTTGTTGACCCTGTTTTTCTAATTCTGCGATTAAAGTTGTTCTATCACTTTTAATAGCCTCTTTCAGATAGAAAAGGACTATTTTCTCTACACTTTCTTTAAATGCTTCCGCTTGTTGTGCTATTAAAGGATGTGATTTATTACCTACGCTGATAATTCTATCAGACGCTGATTTTGCCCAAAAGTCAGGAGAATGTCCTTTTTGTTTTGTAGCAGTTACTAAAAAGTTACCGACCTCCAGCTTCGGAGCTTCCATATCTATCCTCTATTAATATCGTAACGATATTCGTCACGAGAGCCATACCCTTGACCCAGATTTTTAAGCCCATTAACTGCTTGTATAAACCTCTGTTCGTATATTGCCATCTCTTGAGGGTTTTTCAAAAAGTTAGCAGCTTCTACTAGCGTTCCGTATAAAAGGGCATCTGGTGCATTGTCGGAAAGCCATGTCGTATCTGTACCACTCGTCGTCGTCAACGACGCTGGTCTATATTTATAATGCAACTCAAACGAATAAGTTTGATCTGGTGTGGGTGCTAAAATAAAACTATTGTCGTCAAATAAAGCGTAATACTTAGGCAACCCTGTCGTTGAAGCATTCGGTGTGAAATCTCTAACAAAAGAAACGTGTTTATAAAGTAAATACGAATAGACGTTACTAGAGATTACAGCGAGGCTATAGGACGCTAAAAAATCCGTAGGGGTACTTAGATAAGTATTACTAGCGGTAGCGGTGCCTGTGACATTTTTACGGAACACAGGTAACTCTACCGCTTTTAGTATTCTTTCCTCTGCCTCTTTTATGAAAGTATCTAATGATGCGACAAAGGTCGTTTCAGCACTTTCTACATAATTTTGGACAGCTGTTTTTAAAGTGCTTAAAGTAAAACTCATGTTGTCGTCACCGTTACAGTCCCAACACTACCAGTGCCCGAGACCCCTATAAAATCAGTGCCGATAGGGTCTACAACACCTAATGGTTGGCCCCCTATATTACGCCCTGAGTCGGTCGTATTACTCGGCCCTGTCGTTCTTACCAACCCTAATTGGGCTTGTGGTAGATCTACTTCTGGTCTAGCTTGTCGTAATGCTTCAGGATCAGAAACATGATGCGGAGGGTCTAGTTGTGGATGTTTAGGCTCGAAACACTCTGGACAGACCTTAAAACCCGTCCATTCTGTTTTCATATCTAAATATTTGACGCGAAAACCGCAACGGTCACAAACGCCGAATGCATATTTACCTAATGCGAAAGCCATTACAAATATGTCCGTTTAGGCACTAACCTCAGCGAACTGTCGTCATCGTAACGTATCGCGTTAACTAAGTTCATCTCATAAAGAGGTTGTAACATTGCAGCCTTTTCTGGATTTTTCTTCATAGCTAAGTAGAAAGCTAAACCAGAAGTAAGACACGGTAAAAAGCGACTTGGGAGGTCTACGTCATCGACTGCTGCTGTGATATCTTGTATACGTTTCCAACGATACGATATGAACTTATCTGTAGAGTTTTCGGGAGCAGGCCAAACATATAGCTTCGGCGTAATAGTGCGTTCTAAATAATACTGAGTCACTCGAGCTTTCGTGAGCTTATTCGGTATATCTAAATATTCACCACGATCTATGCGATCTAGTTGAAAGTCTGTCTGAATACTGTTAACAGTGCGACGAACTACAGCATCTAAAATATCTATATCAAATTGATTTAAATCGTAAGTCGTTTGACCCTCAACTAAATCTAACGATACTTGTTCTACTTCCCATATTTGAATACCTCTGTTCGACCAGTCGGCAAACATAATATTCATAGAACGACGCGCAGTAACGCCGTCGTAACCTGTACGATATTCTAATCCTGCTAGTTCATACGCTTCTTCTATTGCATCAGCAGCATTTAAACTAAAAGTGCGTGTGCCTGATGTAGCCATTAGCCATAGTTCTTTATGAGTTCTAAGACAATTACATAACTATCATTCGAAGACGCACCGATAGTAGTCAGCAGTATATCGCCGGTTTTACCGCTACCGGCAGTATTTTTAAGACCACCAAACTCACTAAAGTCCATATGACCATTACTGTCTTGCGCTAGACCTAATGCTATCGTGTTCGTAGTTGCATCGAATAGAAGCTGTACTTGTGTAAAGCCGATAATCGAATGACTAACTTTTTCAATAACTACGCCGCTACATGCGGTGCCGTCCTCTCTAGCAGCTAATGCGCTAACGTCTACTTTGTTGACGGCACTTTCACCAGTGCCGTCACTAAGGTTTGTTAGCTGTATGACTGCTTTATGAGTGCCATCAGAAATAGTTGTTGATGTGACTGCATCAGCCATAACCGTCTCCTATTATTGGTCAGCAAAAGCAGGCGCAGTAGTGCTTGTTACATTTCCAAAGATCTGATAGTTGGTTGTATTTAGACCGACAATAGTTACCTCAAACCCAGCAGGCACGTTCAACTGTATGCTGCTATTCGAACTTCCATTAGAGAACACAGAGCTAACTTCGTTGCCGTCTGTATCTAAGAAAGTAACACCACCAATATAAAAATTACTGTTACCAGGAGTAACAATAAGCGCGTCCGTAGCATCAGCAGCGCCACCAGCGTAAACAAACTTAAACATAGATCCAGCAATAGGAGCCGGAAGCGTATAAGTATTATCTTGGCCACCGTCTGGAACAAGGAGGACTCGCCCACTATGAGTTGCGTTAGTAAGAGTTACGTTACCGTCAGAAAGACTTACTGGCCCATCACCTAATGTTACGACTTCTGTGATTGTGCCGGTTGTTGCGTTTTTGCTGATAGTCTTCAGCGTACTTTCTGAACGGACTGGACCGTTGAAAGTTGTAGTACCCATATGTATCTCCTGTCTCGGGTTATGTCAACTACAGTATGTAGCTGTCAGGGATAGCTGCTTTATACAGCAGAAAAAGAAAAGGGGCAACAAGTGCCCCTTTCTTAGACGAGAATTTAAGCTCCTGGAGAGCCGAAAAT